CTATTATAGTTGCAATAGTTATTGTAATTGTAGTAGTAGTTAATATTATATGAGGAAACTATTATGTTTAAAGTCTTAGTATTAGCTTGCAGCTTGTCTGTACCTACAGATTGTTGGGAGTTTCACGATACACGTGGTCCTTATAAGACATACGATCAGTGTTCTTCAAGAGCTTATGAGATGGGTAACAATATTATGGAAATGCAAGGGTACGATTTAAAACCTAAAATGTTTCGTTGTGTTAAATTAAAAGGGCAGGAGTTATAAATGATACAAGCTTTAATAGGGCCAGTAACAGGACTACTAGATAAGTTTATTCCTGATGCAGATGAAAAAGCTAGGATTGCTCATGAGTTAGCTACTATGGGTGAACGACATGCTCAAGAAATAGCACTTGCTCAAATAGCAGTAAATAAAGCTGAGGCAGCTTCAGGGTCTATATTTAAGGGCGGCTGGAGACCAGCAGTTGGGTGGGTCTGTGCTTCTGCTTTTGCCTACCACTTTGTTTTACAGCCCATCCTGCTGTTTGTAGTAGCCTTAACGGGTACTGAACTACCTACCCTACCTGAATTTGATATGAGCACGTTGTTGCCTGTTCTAGGCGGCATGTTGGGGATTGGTGGTTTACGTAGCTATGAAAAGAAACAGGGGTTAACAAAATGAATATAGATCAGCTTAGAGAAGAACTTAAGATTGACGAGGGTTGCAAGTATGAAATCTATCTTGATCATCTTAATCTCCCTACACACGGTATTGGTCACCTTATTCTCAATAGCGATCCTGAATATGGACTACCAGTTGGGACTCCAGTCTCAGAAGATAGAGTCAATGAGTGCTTCGCTAGTGATGTCAAAACAGTGCTATCGGAGTGCACACTCTTATACCCCAACTTTAGTGTTTTGCCTGAAGAAGTACAATTGATTATTGCAAACATGATGTTTAATATGGGAAAGCCTAGGCTTAGTAAATTTAAAGGTATGAAAGCTGCAGTAGATGCTAGTGATTGGCATCGTGCTGCTGTTGAAATGGTTGATAGTAAATGGTATCAACAAGTTACAAACCGAGCAGATCGGTTAGTACAAAGAATGAGAAATGTAAAATAGCATATACCCCTTATAGGAAAAATCTATTCACTATAGCCTGAGGGATATACTATGAGAAACACAGAATACACTGGACCAAATACTTCTATTTCAGAAGAGATTGATGCAATGAAATACCGTCAAGAAGGTGAATCCTTTGATGACAAAATTAAACGTATGGCAGGGGCACTTAATGATACCCCTGAACATCAACTAGAACTAGAAGACATTTTTGGTAACATGCGGTTTCTTCCAGCAGGTAGAGTCCAAAACGCTATGGGCAGTAAACGTATTACTACAGCCTTTAATTGTTTTGTTAGTGGAATCATTGAAGATAATATGAAGTCCATCATGAAACGTGCAGCAGAAGCTGCAGAGACTATGCGTAAAGGTGGTGGTATTGGTTATGATTTTAGTAGACTACGACCACGGGGCGACCATATTAACTCTCTCGATTCTCAGTCTTCTGGTCCTGTTTCTTTTATGGGGATCTTTGATGCAGTGTGTCAAACGATTGCTTCTAGTGGTCACAGGCGAGGAGCACAAATGGGTGTCCTTCGTATTGACCATCCTGATATACTTGACTTTATTCGTGCTAAACGTAACAGTGATAAACTCACCGGCTTTAATATCTCCGTTGGGATTACAGATGCCTTTATGGAAGCTTTGGATAACGATACCGACTACGAGCTTTTGTTTGATGGTGTTGTTCGTGGCACTTTATCAGCCCAAATGGTATGGGATGAGATAATGAACTCAACATGGGATTGGGCAGAGCCAGGAGTTCTGTTTATTGACCGTATACAAGAGATGAATAATCTATGGTACTGTGAGACTATTGAAGCCACCAACCCATGTGGGGAGCAGCCGTTGCCCCCGCAAGGTGCATGTTTATTAGGTTCTTTTAATTTAGTAAAGTACCTTGATGAAAGTAATGGCAGCTATGTATTTAACTTTACACAGTTTAAAAAAGATATTCCACACGTAGTACGTGCTATGGATAACATTATTGATCGAACTATTTATCCACTTAAAGAACAGTCTGATGAGGCTAAAGCTAAAAGACGTATGGGACTAGGAGTAACTGCACTAGCTAACGCTGGTGAGCTTCTAGGGTACCCTTACGCATCTAAAGAATTTCTTAATTGGTCAGAAAAAGTATTCTCTTGTTTAAGAGACAATTGTTATAAGGCATCTGCTTTGTTAGCAAAAGAAAAAGGTGCATTCCCTATGTATCGTCCAGAGTACTTGAAGTCTAACTTTATTCGTACATTACCTGCATCAGTTAAAAAAGAAATTAGAGAACATGGTATTCGTAACAGCCATCTAACATCTATTGCACCTACAGGAACTATTAGTCTTGTAGCAGATAATGTTACTGGTGGTATTGAGCCTGTGTTTAGTCATTATTATGATCGTACTATTCAAACATTTGAAGGACCTCGTGTTGAACGTGTAGAAGACTATGCTTATGCAAGAGGTGTAAAGGGGAGGACATCATCTAATATTTCAGTTCAAGATCACTTAGCAGTGTTATTATTGTCTCAACATTATGTTGATTCAGCATGTTCTAAAACTTGTAATGTAGGAGATGATGTTTCATATGAAGATTTTAAACAAGTGTATGTTGATGCCTGGAAGGGCGGGGCGAAGGGATGCACTACGTTCAGGATCAGTGGAAAACGATTTGGTATCTTTAACGAAACCGTGGAAACGGAAAAGAAAGTACTTAGCACGGATGAGGAAATGGTTGAAGAAACGGGAAAGGTTGAAGCTTGCTTTATCGACCCGCTTACAGGCCAGAAAGAGTGCTCATGATAAGGAGAAATAAATGGCAAGTCAAATAATACCGATTGATAATATAGCTTCGGCTGGCGTAGTAGTTGACATGCCTGCAGTTTCTTTAGCTGAAAACATATTTACAGATTGTTTAAATGTTCGTTTTAGAGATGGAGCTGTAAGAAAAATGGAAGGTGAAGAGGCAATAGGAACGCCTTTTACTGATACTATTAAATATGTAGCATTTTGGGATAATCCAAATTTAGATCCAGGCAAAGGATATTACATTGTAGTAACTAATAATAATTCATTAGATAAAATAATAGCAATTAAAAATGATGATAGTGAAACTTTTAAAGTTTTAAAAGAAGATATTCCAGCCTCCGAAAATGATCCACCTGTATGGCAACATACATTATTTAACGGTGGATTTAATTTTATTATTAATAATGGAATTGAAAAACCATTATATATACAAGAGGTTGTTGGAAATACTAATGTAGCTAATTTAAATATGTATGAAATTCCTGGATGGGATTCTTACTATTCTAATGAAGAAGTTATTTCTACTGTGTGGGATCCTGCTAATCAAACATTAGATTTTGATTTAGGCCAACTTGTAGATTTTACTAAAAAAGAAGCCACTTGTACTATTATTAATAATGAAACAGGTACAATTAGAAACTTTGCCAAGTTTACAGCTATAGGTACTAATTCAACTGATGCAGCTGGTGGAAACCAAACAACATTTACTTGCGCTTTAGATGCTGCTACAAACACAACAATAATAACACCGGCAGCCACAAACCCAGTAACTAATGTAGCTATGATAGTTAGCGGTGATACTGTTATTTGTAAGGTAAAATCTAGTAATGTTGTAAAAGTAAGATGCGGTGTTATTCGCGCTTACAAAAACTTGCTAGTAGCAGGCAACCTTACAGAATATGACAATACAAATACAACAATTCTTCGTAGACTTGCAGGTGTTGTTAGGACATCTGATGTTGCAGCGCCTGGAGCTATGCCAGCTAATTGGAATCCTTTTGCAGCAGGAGTAAATACAGCAGATGAATTTACTTTATCTTCAACTGGAACTGTTCAAGACATGGCTGAGCTTCAAGGCCGTATGTATATTTATACTAACAGTTCTATTCATTCATTAGAACAAACAGGTAGCTCTCTTATTCCTTTTTCTATTTCTACAGTAACAGATAGCTATGGCGCACAAACTTTAGAAGCAGTTCAAGAGTTTGATGGAAGACACGTTGTTGTTGGCAGTAATGACATTTATATTTTTGAAGGTCATCCTTCTTCTATTAAATCAATATCAGATACTCGTGTAAGAAAATACTTTTTTGATAATCTTAATAAAGCTGTAGAACAAAAGCTATTTATTTTACGATATCAAGCTAAAGATGAGATTTGGTTTTGTTATCCAAAAGGAACTAGTACTACAATTAATGAAGTGTTATGTTGGAATTACCGTAATAACACATGGACTATTCGGCGTATTACAAGTACTATTGTATCAGGTGATATTGCTCCTTACGATCAAAACCCTAATGATTTAGTTCCTATTTTTTCTTATGGAACTGAAATAATGTATGCAGATAAAACTTATACTAATGTAGCAGGTGCTGCATATGAATCATACATAGAACGTAGACGATTAGCTATGAGTCCGGAGTTTGATACTGAAACACTTGCGTCTATTGCTATGAAAATAGAAGGTTCGGGTGCATCTCTTACTATGAATGTTTTAGGCACTAATAGGCCAGGGCAAGACTTAAGCCCTACTACAGGGGTGTCTAATACTTTTGTTGTTAATGATGATTATAAAATAGATGTTAGAGAATCAGGAAGATTTATTAACTATAAACTTACTGAAACAAGCACTAATAGTTGGAGTCTTTCAGGACTACAGTATGAGATCCTTAAAGGAGGAACTAGATAATGAGTATTATTCGTCCACCAGTTTCTGGGGATAGCCCACAAGATTCTTGGGCGAATCAAGTTACTGAGGCTATTAACAAAGGTTTACTTGCGCCAAGCATTAATGCAGCAGCACCAGCAGCTAATGTTAGTTTAAATGGTCTTAGTGCTGCTACTATTTATTTATACACTAGAACTAATACAGCTAATGCTCCTGCAGCTGTAGATGTAGATATTACTTATGATTATAAAAATATAACATATTCTCCTTCGGCTCCTTTTGGAACTGCTAATTGGGAGCTTAGTCCTCCAGGAACTGCTAACGGTAATTACTTATGGATAACATTAGTTAATATTTCTGCTAACACTGAAAAAGAAATTATACCATTTGCTAGTTGGTCTACTCCTACAATTTTTACAGTTAACGGAGATAGTTCTTTTGTATGTGAAGCCTTTATACGATCAGCGACTACCCCTGGACAGCCTTCTGGTGGGTCTTATAATTTTAATACAACAACATTAACACCACCAACAGGAAGCCCAGCTTCTGAAGTATGGTCTTCAGCAATACCTGGAGGCACAGACCCAGTTTATATTTGTACTGCTA